TCTTCGTAACACCTAGGTTGGTCATTCCCCCTGGGTCGCGCGGATGATGAACGTAACCCCCTTCGTGCTTCAGGACGGCTTTTAACGCTGCGTCGAAGTTCTCTTTCACTTCTTGTCGGGTGTGACGACGCCGATCAGACCGGCGACTGCCAGGCCGGTGGCGATGATGGCGTCAGCCATTTGGGGTGCGATGGGCACGCCAGCGGCAGCCAGAAACAGAAAGAAACCGCGCCATGTGGATGGCTCTTTGGCTCTTGCAAGGATAAAACCTTTCATAGTACCTCCTGTGGTTACTTGTCCTGCTTGTGGTCTAACTTGTCGAAGATCTTGGTCAGCATGTCGCGGACATCACGGATGTCTTCCTTGTAATCCTCACGGGTCACATAGGTGTGCGGTAGCGCCCGCACGTCGGTATCCAACCGGTCGATCGATCGGTGGATGTTGTTCAACACCCAGCCGCCGAAGAACCCGGCAATGGCCACCGCGATGTTGAAGAGAATCTGCGAGTCCATTACTACGTCACCTCGTCAGCAGGGTACGGTGTGTTGCCCGCCTCAAGCCACGCAATATATGCCTGATAGTCGGTGTTGGCTGGATCAAATGGAATAAACGTGATGAGTTCTCCGTCGTTTCGTACAACAGCGTTTGGTTCTGTACGGCCTAACGGGGTATGCAGTTTGTACATTTATAACTCCGCTGATGCTGTAATTGATGAAGTCGTATTGTTGTTTGATGTCAACAAGTAGCCGCCGTTTGCCGCAAGTCCTGTTGAAGTACAGCCAACTGAAAACGCATCCGTTCCATATTCTTCCGCACTAATAGCGGAAAGCGCATTACCAAAACTCCAAGTAAAACCAGACGCAGTAGTAAACGATATGGATGGCTGCGCCCTCATCGTTTGTGCAGTTTTAATTATTGCTCTAAAAGCTGTTGTGCTAATTCCATGCCCCATACCATAGGGGCCATAATTAGATGTAGTTGCCATCTTGAAGCAATACCTCTGACACAACGCCAACTCCGTACCATACGGCCTGTAATCAAAGCTCGTGGCTACGATGCCTTTTTCTAGTTGTACGCCGGTGACGTAGAAGGTTGCGCCATTGGTTCCGATTACTGAAGTTGCGCCTGTTGCAGAACGATAATCAGCACCAGCCCATGCCCCCGCTGTTCCGCTGTAGGTAGAACCAACTCCGATACCAAAGTTAACCTGAATACCAATACCATTATTGGTCAACCAAGTGCCAGACGTATCGCCAGCGATTGTTATTGTTTTGTATTCGTAGGTATTGGCTGAGTTAATTGTGAACGTAAATGGGTACGATCTTGATTGCGCGCTATTTTCCAAGGAACCGCCAAAAGTCCCGGTCAAGCTAGAACGAACCCAAAACGACAACGTAACAGTCGCTGCGTTTGCTGTACCCCAACCAAGATCAGCTACATTAAAACCCTCAATGAACTGTGTCATAGAGCAGCGATCTGCGGCAGCAACCGAGTATGCAGACAAAGACGTTACCAACAAGCTGTTAACAAAACCAGCCGGGGCTGTAGAACTTTGTTGAACGCTAAATTTTGAACTAACAGTAGGGGTAAAAGCAGTCCATCTATCAAGAGTATAAACATTCCCCGTAGGAGTCACACTCGCCCCAACGTTCCGCTGGTCGATGACCATAGCACCATTGATAATGCGGTTCTTAAAGCCAAATCCTGTCGCAGCAGTAGTCTGAGTGCTGGCATCGTTAAACGTAAGGCCGTTAGTGCCGTTAATGGTAACGCTCATAATTGCCCTTTAGCGGAAAACTTGAATTGCGACATACAAACAATCTTGCGACCCAGTGCCTGGCAAATGAGTTGAAATGCGACAGGCTGTAGTAGTAGGTGTAGCACCTGCCAAATTAACAACACGGCTACCAGTATTGGAAAAATCAACAGCTACACAACTACCAACTGAATAATTAGCATCAGCCATCGCAGTAGTAAAGTTCACCGTGTAGTCACCTGTGCCGTTGTCCGTAATACTCGTCACATTTCCAGAAGCCCTGATCGCAACTGTACCCGTACCATTAAAGTTTACCCATGCTCTGCACATATATAAAGGTGCTGAACCACTAGGCTCTGCAAGAGAAGCAGTACCAAATGTCTGCGCTCCAGAAAACGTCTTATTACTTAGCGTCTGTGTTGAATCTGTGCCAACCATAGTCGTATCAGCAGCAGGAACCGTAATAGTCTTATCCGATGCTGTATTAGCACCAGTTAGTATTACGCCACCACCAGAAGCTGTGTTTAACTTGATTGGCATATCAAATCCCTAGTGCTACTTTAATCTCATCAGGTGTTGTAGCTGCGTCAATCTGTGTCTGGATAGCTGCGTACTTCTCACGGATAGCCTGACGAGCAGTCTCAGCCGCTACAGCATCAGCACCGGGAATAGCTTTAGCAATCACAGCATCATGCGGAGCGAATTCCTCAGCCCTAGCAGCACGACGCATATCATGACCAATGGCTTTAGCTTTGTTTACGTCAATTACGATGCCCATGTCCAAGCTCCACGAAAAGTTCTGTCTGATGGTATTTCTGATACGTCAACAATCTGGTACGGTTTGCCAGCAGGTACGTCTTTAGCTGCGATTTCTTCAATCTTCAGACCGCATTCAGGTGCTGGAATAATCACAGCTACACCGCCTTCATCTGTTGGGTAAATTATTCGTTGGTTCATGGTTGTCCTTTAGCGGAATATGGCTACGTTAAGATAGTCAGCATCAGTATTAGTTATTGAAACAATAACAATATTAAATCTAAAAGCTGATGCAGTAGGAGCAACAGTGTTTCCAGATCCATCTACTGACGCTGATGTAATTGGTTGCCTACCAACTGTATTGCCCCCCGCAGTTATATTTGCTGAATAATTCGCGTCAGTCATAGCTACAGTAAAGTTCACCGTATAATTACCTGTACCATTGTCCGTAATCGAACTCACGTTCCCAGAAGCCCTAATTGCTACCGTTCCAGTACCGTTAAAGTTCACCCATGCTCTAGCCGCATAAATCGGAGCAGAACCACTCTGAGCGCCATCTAACTTAGCCGCAGTAATCGCAGCATTAGCAATATCAGCAGTCACAATAGAGCTATCAGGCAATCCTCCTGCGGATAAACCTGTAATCGTGCCGCTACCGTCAATCGTTATTGGCATCTTATTGCCTCATCCAATTATCAGAACCTGCGTTTACATTCGTCCAAGTATTCGATCCAGCAGAAACTGGTGTCCATGTATCGCTACTTGTTCCTACATTCGTCCAATCATTGCTACCTGCACTCTGCTCAGTCCAATTAGTCGCTTCAGGAGTTAAATCTGACCACTCCTCACCAATAATCTGACCATTCGCACTAATTATTGCTAAAGCATTAACATAACCAACAGCAGAAAATATTGCATTAGCATTGCACGTTACTGTTGCCAGAGCGTTAATACTTGCATCACCCTGATAAACAACGCCACCGTTAGCTACTACAGTTGCAGTGCCATTAATTGATCCAGCACCAAACTGAATCCTAATTCCTGTCGCTGTAACCGTTGCTGTACCACTTACCGCAGCATTGCCAAATTGTACTCTTGTTGCATTAGCACTAACAGTAGCCGTTGCGTTTATTGCACCTGCACCGCTGAATATCGCTACACCAGCCGCTGTTACCGTAGCCTCTGTGAATACATTAGCTACACCAAAATTTAACCTACCGCCATTAGCCGTTACCGTAGCAGTACAGCTAATCGACCCTATCGCCATCCTTTGCCGTATACCAGCAGCAGATACCGAAGCAGTCGCATCTATACTCGCAGCACCAAATAACGTCGATCCACCTAGTGACGCATACGGAGACTGAGCGTAAGTGCTAATCCCAAACATTTAGACAATAGTCCACGTTGCGCCAGAAGGCACAGTAACCGTCACCCCACTAGCTATAGTTGTATTCTTTCCACTAATACCATCGTATCCAGTAGGAAACGTCATCGTTGTACTAACCGTCTGGTTGCTCAAGAAGATGCCG